GCTGGCTTCGGACCTCAGAGATAACCCCTCTGTTTGGTTGGTTCGAGAGAGTGAATCCTCCCTTCCCGCTGATTTGCGCAGTCGAGTGCGCTACTCAGAACCCCGCTCCATCAAGATGACCACACTTGTTGGAGTCCCTGGCTGTGGTAAAACATTTGCTGCGAAAAACCTTGTGTATGCAAATCGTCATGAAGTTAGTTGGGCTTTCCCTTCTGAAGTCGTGGCCGCAACTGCCCAAGCTTCCGGCTCTCTGCCTCTCGACAAAGTGGACTCTCATCACTATCTTGAGGGTTTTGAGATCTTCCGCAAAGGCATTTGTTCAACATTGGTGTTAGACGACTTTACTCGATTCCCACCAGGCACCATTGATTTTTTGATTGCTGTTCACCCCCACCTTGAACACATCATTTTAACTGGAGACCCAGCCCAATCCAATGCTGTGTTTCCGGTTGACACTGGAAAATCTCGGGTGCTTGATGGCATCGCTGTCACATTGCTTCGTCGATACCCTGGCATTCCTTACGCCACCGTCACCCGCCGTCTGTCCACAGGTTGCGCTGATCTGTTGGGTTTGACCACACTTTCAACGCGTGTTGGTCATTACCTTTTCACTTCGCGCCCACCGCCGAATATCCCGCTCTTCGTCACTTCTCCCCGCTTTGCTCAAACCAAGTCTTTGGGTGGCACCACAACTTTTGTGATTGCCTCCTCCCAAGGACTTGACATTGCTGGGGACACCTGTCTTGACTTAGGCGGTATGTCCAACACCATTGCGGATTCTCCGGCTGTTGTAGGTCTTACACGTTCTCAAGGCAACTGTTTCCTCAATTTCGACCAGGCCGCCTTGGCCCCTCGTGCAGGTATTTGGGGCTCTTCAACGATCATCTCAACCATGGTCGCTCTGTCTGCCAACACTGGTCATAGTTTGCTTACCATCAACTCTGACCCAGGCCGCTTGGTCGCTAGAGCTTTTGCGGAACATGTTCGCTCCAGCGTTCCTTCTTTGCGATCCTCTGGCCCAGCTTTGCCCCTTATCGGTGCTCTTGCTGACCATTTGCCGTCTTTGCCGCCTCGGAAGGGTTTTTCTAGTGTTCAGGCTTCAAGCGCTTTGGCCTTCACCTTTCCTGTGTTGAGTAGACTGCCTCGCCCGGTTGCTACCTCGACAAACTCCTTGCATGACCCTCCAGTTCCTGACGTTCCTTCTGATCCTCTCCTTCACTTCGAGAGTGCTCAGGCCAAAGACAGGTTCTCTCGTGAAAAGGGCTTCCGTGGCGTTCTGTCTAACCAGTTCCCGGAACGCAAACACCCCGGGGCCATGCACCACAGACACGGTGATCTAGTCACTGAAAAGATCTCCTATGCCAAGAGACTCAAAACCGCGTCTCCCGCTGCAAATGAGGCGTCTTTGCGTAGTGCTTCTAGGAGAACGAACTTCCAACAACTGCGACGCGGTTTCTTGAACATCTTCCCTGAGTTCCGCAACGCCCGTGATTTTTCCGCGTTGTTCGAGGAATGTTCTGAGCATGCTCTGGACACTTGGGCTTCCAAACGTACTCTTAGTGACATTAACAAGTCACTGCGTAAGGATCAGCCTGATGCCCCTCTAGAGTTTACTCGGACCTTCTTGAAGAGTCAGGTTATCCGTAAGACGGAAAAATGGTTTGGTGATGCCTCTCCGGGTCAGATCGTGACAGAATTCCCGCTTTTCAAAACTCTGCGTGATAATACCTTTGCCTCAGCTTTGGAACGCATCGTTCTTGAAGAATGTCCTGAGCATGTTTACTTGCATTTGCGTCGTTCTACTTCAGACCTCTCTGCCTGGGTTAGCAAGTATCTACGGGGCATCTCCAAGTTCACCGAAACTGACTACACTTCTTGGGACAGCAGCATCGACGGTCCTTTCATCGAGTTTGATTGCTGGCTTCTGACACAGATTGGTGCTCCTTCACATTACGTGGAGACCTATCGTCATGAAGCTTGCAATACCCGTTACTTCGGTGGCAACCTCAGACTCATGCAACACTCTGGGAATCGTTACACTTTCCTCCTCAACACCTTGCGCAACCTCGCTTTGACCAACGCCTCTTACGCTGGCATTTCAAGGACACCGCAGGCTTTTGGGGGTGATGATTCCCTGATTGCGGACCAGCCATTGCCAGCTCCGGGTTTCAAACCTCAAGCCTGGTTGTGTTCCCCTCGGATTGTTCATACCGAAATTGGTCATCTGTTCGGTCACCTTATTTCAGATGGTTTCCTGTCCTACGATTACGAGTACATGGCTAATCGTTTGAGTGTGGCTATCGTGGAGCGGCCCTTTGATGTTGACTTCTTCCGTAGTTTCGTGGATCAGATGGTGGCTCTGCCTTACACAGCCTCTTCTCATTACGCCAAAGTTTACGACATGCTTCACTCTCATTGTCGTCTCCACAACCTGGTTATCCCAGGTCTTTCACCTCCGGGAGGTTATCCCGTTTCCTTCGTCCCTCATTCCATTTACCAAAATGGAATATTCCCAAAATCCCAAACCTCTAAGGGTTGGGATACAGCTTGATTGAATTGACACTGATATTGCCCTCCATAGGTTGTAGATAGTTTGAGGTCTTGTACTAATAACGAAGTTTCGCAATATCCGCAACGAATTTCTTTAAGTTTATCTTTCTTCTTTGTGCCTTCCCACCCCTTTTCACCGCTAATCTGTACCGCCACTTTTGGTCTTGTGTGCGGGCGCTCTGTTAGTAACCCTGTCAAAGGTTAACATGTCGG